CACATCAGACCCATCATCGGCTTTGCCCACATAGGTCAGGGCCTTCTCATCCTGGGCCTTGCCGCTTGGCTTCGCCACGTAGCGCCCCGGGTTCTGCTTCACGAAGGCAATGGCCTCATCGAACGAAGTGAAGTTCCAGTCCGGGATCACCGTCATCCCAGCCTTCTTCATCTCCTCTGACCCGAAGCCACGGTCCATCTCCAGCTTGTCGGAGTAGGGGCAGGGCCCGACGACCGCCTTACCCTGTGCTCGCAGTTCATCGGCCACCTTGCCGAAATTCGTGTCGTCGAAAACGATCAGGTCCGACTCCTCCACATAGGGCTCCCAGCGCTTCACCTTCTGGATCAGGCCATCGTTGATGTCCTGGCTGGGCTTGTCCTTGATGCAGTAGCGGACTCTGTTCCCTTCTCCAAGGAACCGTTTGCACAATTCTCCGACCCCGCCAAAGTGGGAAACCACCAGGATGGACCGGCCCTTTGCCATAGCTAACCCTTCTTCGATTTCTTATTGACTGATTTCTTCCCCGTCCCCTTAGCCCGGTTCTCCTCCCGCATTGTTTCCCGAGCGTCCTCCCTCGCATCCTTTGCTGCCTTCGCCGAAGATGCCTTGGTCGCATACTTCCCAAGGTTGCTTGGACGATACATGTTCTCAGTCGTCTTCTTCCCTTCCTTAATGGCGAACGAAGTGAGTGCCTTCTTCCCAGTGTCTTTTTGTTTGGGCTTGGTTGCCATGGTTAATACCTCAGCATGTTGGAGTGGAAACCCTGACCGAAATAGTGCCGCCTTGGGGCAGTAGAGGCGCGTTTGTAGCCTGCGTCTCCAACCAGATTAGCACCACGGAGCGAACTGCACTCGGTAATGAACTGTGTCTCAAGCCGCCGGGCCTCGGACTTGTCTTGTCCGGAACCCGGCAGGGCGAGGTAATGAGCGAGGGCACCGTGAACAATGGCATCCTCGAATTCAGGCCCGAATCCGACTTCATCGAAGTCGCCGATTGGTTTATAGGCAACGTCTGCGATGACCTGGGTGTCTGATGCGGGTGGGCGATTGGGCCAGAACTGGCCCTGGTCAGTGGTATAGGCTGCAATCGTCCCCTCGAAAGGGGTTATATTGTGGTAAAGATCCTCCAGCGCGTCTTGGTTGTAGAGCGGGAGGTCATGCCGATGGCCGCTGATTTTCGCCCTAAAGATGTAGATTGCCTCTCTCTCGTAAGTAGGGTCGTAGATCGGTTGGGAGATAGTCCCCGCCGGAATCGTGAACTCGACAAATTCTCGTAGAGCGAGGGTTTCCAGAGCCACCTGCCTACACGCGACCTGATACGAGAGTTGCGCCACACGAGGTTTGAGGTCGTCGCGGAACGGCTCGATCCGGTCACGGATGTAGGCATACTGGGTCATGGTGTTGCCCCGCTAAATGGCCGCGACAGGTTCGGAGGGTTTGGCCCCCTTCTCAATCTCGGTGAGGATCCGGAGAACAGTCACCTTCTTCTTGGTGCCGGGCTTCACGTCCAGCTTGAACCGCTTGGCCATGTCCCGGAGTTTGGTATCGTCGTCCGGGGGATCCAGACCGAGCAGGAATTCGTTGGTGATGTTGGAAAGGTCGGTCCCGTTGATGATCGCCTTGCCTTCCTCACTGTCGGCCATGATCAGCCGGCAATGGATGTCAGGGGCCGTGATCGCCCGGTGGACCATCCACACCCACTGTTCCTCGGACACGCCGCTCGACCGGATCATGTCCGGGGCGCGCCGGCCAGAGGGGAAGGGATCGTATCGGATGGCGACTGCCTTCCGCGCTTCTTCCCGGTGGTCTTCCATTCCGTCTTTGAGTGCCATGTGAAACCTCTTGAAAGGGCGGGACCGGGGGGAAGGCTACCCCCCCCCCTGGCGACCGCAGGAAAGGCTAGGCAACCTTCAGGGGGAAGGCGCCCATGTAACGGCTATCGGACAGCCCGTAGCCGAACACATCGAAGGTCCGGCAAGCACGCCCGGCCTTGGTCTGCATCTTGAAGTTGATGTCCGTTTCCATGATCTGGCGGACGAAGCCGAGACCATTCACATGGCCAAGGACGCCCTGGCAGATATTGGAGACGCCACCGTAGGTCGCGGTGGGGATGGCATCGGTGACGATGATGTCGAACCCGGCCACGCGCATGGAGAAGTCGCCGTCCTCGATCATCTTGGCGTTGCGCTCGCCGTTGATCTGGTAGGTGAACTGGTCGCTCTGGAGCAGGATCTGCTCCACGTCCGAGTTGACCATCACATACCGGCCCTTGCGGGGGATACCCATCTGGTTGTAAGCCTTCCGGGCGGCGAGGAACTGATTGATGATGTAGTCCGGGTCGGTCCGATCAGTGCTGGACACGTAGGTCGGCACAGCCGGGTTGTAGGCAACGGTGCCCGGGACCTGGCCCTCATAGACCATCGTGGGGGCGCCGTAGACCGTGGTGATGAGGCCAGCCACAACCACCAGGTATTCGTTCTCGGCCATCGCGTCGGCCATCATCCGGGCGATCTGGGACATCAGCGGGAGGTTGATTTCCTTGATGTCCACGATGTCCAGGGTGGGGTAGGCGTAGAAGGCGTTGTTGACCTGGACCGTGAAGTTGGTCCCGGTGGTGACGGTCGGAACCAGGTCCATATTGGCGTAGTACGGCTGGATCGGAGGAGGGTTCAGCACGCGGAAGGTGATCTGATCACCGAACTGTTCGAGCTTCTTCAGAGCTTCAGTGTTGGCGATCTTGCCGATATACGATTCCCGGCGCATCACGTCCATGGTCAGACCTTCGACGATCTCCTCAATGAGGAGCGCCTGGGAGGCGGCAGGAATGCCGGTGTTCTGGGTAGGGACAACACGGGTAATAGCCATGATGAATTCCTTTGTTCAAAGGAACTAGGCCCGCATCAACGCGGACGCGGTGCGCCCGTTGAAATTGAGACTTTGGGTCAGTTCAAGTCGTTGGCGGAAGAGATTCCGCTGCTCCAGCGACCCTTCAGAAAGCCCCTCTTTGAGGAACCCTGGCTGGGCCATTTCTTCCGGAGTGAACGGAGTCGGTTGGTTGCTCCGGGGTGCCCGAGGGACATCCGGGAGAGCGGAACCGGTGCGCAGATTCGGCACCGTGTCCATGGCAGGACGCTGTTCTCGCTTCGGGGCCGGCGCAGCCTGGGCGTTGAGCCCGATGCTGGTCCCGGTGGCCCTGGAAAAATCGTTCAGCACTTCGATCACATCGTTCGGATCAAGAGTGCTGGCAGGACCGTCCATGGCAGCGAAAATGTAGTTCTGCTTCTTCTTGGGCAGAGCGGTGATCCAGTCCAGGAACTCAGGGCTGGATTTGATCTGCTCAAGCTTGGCGGCCGGAACCACTTTGTAAATCTCGGCCTGCACCGCTTCGCTACGCTGTTTGGCGAAATGCTCGCCCACACGCTGCGCGGTTGCGTTGGTTTGTTCCCTGATCTGGCCAAGCGCGGCGTAAACCGGGGCGACCAGGGCTTCCATGACGGAAACGGCTTCGGGGAAGTCCTCGCGGTAAGTTTGGATCGTCGCTTCATCGGCAGGGTTCAGGTCCGGGGGGGCGAAAGCCGACCCCGTTGCCTTGAGCACTTCTGCCTGCTGAATGAGATCCTGGAACTCCGCGATCTTGGATTCCACCTCCAGCTTAGTCCTATCCAGGCTGGTCTTCGTCTTCATCATCTCCGACTGTGCTTTGCGGGCGTCGGATTCCCGCTTGTCGAGTCCCTTGGGCTTGGGCTGGGGTTCAGGTTCCGGCTCGGGCTCTGCCTCGGATTCCTCCGGGGGAAGGGCCTCGTCGCCAGTCTCAACCTTGTCGCGCTCATAGGGGTTGACGACCACTTCATGCTCAGTCTGAAGGAGAGTAGAGCCAAAGCCGGTTTCTTCTCCGCCCAGGGGATCCGTGTCACCTTCAAAACTGCTGCCTTGAACTGCTTCGTCCTTGAACACCGTGGCTTTGCCATCGGCGTCCACACTGACCTGGAACCCGGAACTGGAACTCAGTTCACCGGTATTCGGGTCAACCTGAATACCCAGCGTCTCATGGAGCTTGTCCAGAGCTGCCTGGTCATTCAGGGAAAGCTTGGGGGCTTTGTAGTCCTTCTTGTGGGGGTTGATCACTTGCGGTGCGGCCATGTCATGCTCCTGGCCCCTGGGGATCAGCGGAATGCTGACGACCCAGTGTTGGGGCAGCGTTGATTTCTTCGATCTCGATTGGGATATACAGGAATAGGTTGAGCAATTGGGCCTGGGCCTGAATCGCATGGCCTTCCGTGGTGATGTCACAGTCCCGCAGGAGGTCCACCGTGTCCTGGTACATGTGCTCGATCATCGTCCGGAAGGTGCTGCCGTCCCGGAACAGACTCGATGCCTGCTCGTGGGTGATCCCGAACTTATCCAGGAAGTCTCTGGCCAAGAGATCGGACTTCTCAGACATTGGCTCATTCGCTTCAGCCACCTCTGGCATCAGCGACTTGATCCTGGCCTCGAAAATATCGCGCTGGCTGCTCATGACTGCATCCCCTGGGGTGGTTGGGCAGGCTGAGGTTGCGGAACGCCTTGTGGTGGCTGCTGGGCCTGCTGCTGGGCCTGTTTGGCGGCGGGGGTCAACTCGTTCGGCCCATCAATCGGAACGGGGCTGCTCAGAACCTTGGCCTGCTCGGCCGTAGCCGATGCCGCCGCAAGGTATTGCTGGGATAGCATCGTGGACCAGACAGCGAATGCCGCGATGGTCTTCTCGTCCATCTTCCCGGTGAGCTTGAACATCTGCTCGGCCGCAGGGATGACGATGGGGGGCGGCAGACCGTCCTTACCCTGTGTCATGCCGGCCTTGAAAATCTCAGCCATGGTGTCCAAAGCAGAAGCATGGGCCCGCTCCTTGTCCTTTTGAGCGTTGGCCGGTGCATCGTTCAGTATCTTCTGCTGAAGTTCAAGTTTCATGGCCTCCACATACTGGTCCACCGTCTTGACGGCAAGTTCCTGGTCCAGGCCCATCCCTTCGGATATGGCCTTTAGGAACTCCACTTCATCCATCCACTTGGGAAGACCGTATTGGTGCAGATCCTTGAATAGTTCCTTGGCCTTCCGGCCGACAATCTCGCGCCGCAGAGCGCCCTTGACGCCCTGGACCTGAAGGTCGGCTTCGACCATGAACTCGTCCTTGTTCTCGTAGTATGTCTTGATCCAGTGGTAGCAGTCCCGGAGGTGCGGCTTCCACCAATAACGGTCCACATTCCCCACCACGTCCTTGATGAATTCTTCCAGGGACTCCCAGATCCGTTCCAGCATATCGTCCGTGCGGACACCGGATCCAAGCGCCTTGCCATCCGCATTCTCGGTAAAGCCGGTCACCACCGGGATCAGAGACTCAAAATACTTGGCGCACTCCAGAAGCTTGTCCAGGTTGGACGGGACGGTGAACAGTTCAATCGGCTTCCCGGTAGCCCCAATTTTCTTGCCCACGCCCTTGTCCCGCCAGAGCCACGTCTTGCGGCCACGGATGGTCAGGTCCTTATTCTCGATGGCCCCTGCGTCGATCATCGCCTGGAACCCAGAGGTATCGGCCAAAGCATCGTCAATCGAACGGCAGATGTTGATCAGCATCTCGCAGACTTCAAGGCCAGACTCACCGGCCCCGACGCCAAAGATGCTGCCCGGGTCAACCCGGAACGGAATGAAGTGGACGTACATCCGTTTGGGCTGGAACTTGCGCTTGGACACCTTCAGAATATGGTTCCCGCACCACCAGATTTCCCAAATACCGTCTATCAGAGCGTTCTTCTGGGCCTTGTCGAGGCCCTTGAAGTCCCGATGCCCAATGACGACACCTTCGTCGTTGGTGATCTCCAGTTCTTTAATGTGGGACTGGATGTCTTCGCCCAGGTCTTCCATCGCCTGGCAGTTCAGAACACCAATGCGCCGCCACACGATGTAGCGATTCAGCATCGCATTGCTGATGTTCGTCGGGAACGGGAAGATTTCCCATCTCCGGAGGTTACCGGCCCAGTTGCCGTCCGGCATGTCGATGATCAGGTCGGCCAGTTCGCTGTTGATGAAGGTCGGATCGTCCTGAAGACTCCGGATCTGGTGGGCAGACATGACGTGGTGGACATGGACGTATTCCAGGCCCTGTTGGAACCGGGTGTTGGGGTCCGGGTAGACCCGCTTCGGGTCGATGAACTCCCACATCGGCTTGCGCACGTCTTCCTTGTCGATCTCCTCGTCGCCATCATTCCACCGGAGCGCTGGCTGGCGGAGCTGGGTCGGTCCAATCACCACGGAACTGCCTAGCGAGGAAAGTTGGGTACACATCTCGTCCATGCAGTTTTCCAACTCCATGGCTTCGTGAATGTCCTCGAATTCTTCCCGCAGACGAGACACGCGCCGTTCTTCTTCCTTCGGGTCCATCTGGGTCCGGCGTCGGGGGCTCGGCTTGATCTCCCAAGGACGGCCCTGGAGGGGGCAGACCTGCTTGTAGAGCTTGGCACGTCCAATCTGGACGATGCGAGGAAGACGCCGGTAGAAGAATGTGGACTCTTCGTAGCCTTCGCGGGGCTCGTTCACGTCCTTGCCGCGCAGATACTTTTCGATCTTGCACCATGCCCACTCTTTGTCCCGGCGGGCGTCATCGGAAAGCTGAATCTCGTTCTCGAACTGGCCGATGAGCTTGCTAGCGCCTTCAACCTCGTCCAGGTTGTCGTGCGCCACTTCTCCAATCGGCTTGTCGTCGGGCGGGGCGCTGTTCGGGCCAGACATGGGAGGCTGAAGGGACATGAGCCCACCGCCCTGCGGGGCGCTCGGCACCCTTGCCGCAGCCATTGACCCCAATCCCACACCCGATGGATAAGCCACAGCCACTCTCCCGGGGCTTATCATAGCAGGGTGATAAATTTTTTTCTATGATCGGTTATTTTCAGTGCATAGACAAAATTTTTATCATTTCAGTAGGTGTGACCAAACTGATCAGTGATCGGTGGTGCGCCGCCCGCCCGGAATTTCGACCACTCCTTGATCTCAATCGGTTCCTCGAACGATTCAGCCGTCATCCAGGGTGGGAAGTCATTTAAAATATGAGAATATTGGTTAATACCACCAACACCATAACGCAAACTCGTTATGATATCGTATTTTCTGCTCGGTGTTTCCTCCATTGGGCCGTCGCCCTTCTTATTCCACTCGTAATTTGCGTATTGGTCTATCAACTTTTTCAAATTCTTGCTAATAAATAGGCGATTAGTGCTGAATCTGTGCCACAGATTCCCCATACCAGTCAAAAACGAGTTGTCTGCCTTGATGAATTTGCGTTTATCCTCGTCGATGTTCTCCCAACCGGACCCGTGGGCAAGGGTCCAATATTCCTCAAGGATCTTTTCGCCATCTTTCTGGGCCACCTGGTCCGAAGCAGGGTCGATCATGAACGTCATCGACCGCCCCCAGCGGTCCAGCTCGCCGTAGTGGTAAACCGGAGGACGGCGGTCCTGTTCGTAGTCCACATAGCAGTAGACAACATCGGCCATGGGGTCCAGAGCGAGCCCTACGGCGGCCGTAGGATGGGTCCAGCCAACATCCATACCCCCCAGGAACTTCCACCGCTTGCCAATGGAGATCAAGGCGGGGTCGTAAAGGATGTCCTTGGTAGGGAACGGGAAGATCAGGCCCGAATTCGAGGTTGCATGGCCCTGGGTTCTGGCTGCAAGCATCGCCGGATCATGCGACCAGCGGCGAATGTTGCGGGCCTTCACCTCTTCTGAGATGTGGTTGATGTCATCATAGGTCATGTAGACCAGGAACACGTCCGGACCTTCTTCCTCCATGGACTTCACAAAGGGTGTTCGGCCGTGCTGTGGGCAATACGAGCAGTAGATGTAGCCGTTGGTGGTGGACATGCGGGCCTGGATTTCGTCAAGGATCTCCAGGGGGCATTCCTCATCGATCCATGCCCTGTCACCAGTCCAGGAGGCCAGGGCCCCTGTCTCCATGCCGTGCGACTTGAAGGCAATCAGGGACGTTGTGTCGCTCGGGACGTGCTTCACCCGAACCATGTCAATGGCACCGGAAACAGACTTACGAGTCGGCTTGTCGATGATG